TCAATTACTCAAAGCCTTTTTGATTGCTTTCTCTAAACGTTCTTCGTCATCAGCTAGGTGCTGATAATCAGCATAAGGTAATTGACCATCATTGAATTGCTTTTCAAAGAAGATCTTTAAGCGCCATTCATCTGGTTCTTCTTTACCAAAATCAAAATCAATACCCCCAACTGCGGGAGTTTTGAAAAGGTCTATACCTATACCATGTGTTCGATAAAACCAATTGGTTCCTGGAATTTGATTTCTTCCTCTATATTCACGACTCAAAATCTCTTTGGCATTATCCAGCTTATAAGCGTGAACCAAAACTTCTTTTGTCCAAGCCATAACACCATGCCATAAAGGAATTAGGTTTTTTATTAAATCTACGTCTTCCACTAAACCTCCCTGAGAATATAACGCCCCACTAAGAGGCAAATAATAGTTGGCTATAATAGAGAGCGAAGCGAACAAAGCCAACTGTTATTTGTCCTGCTTGAGTGGCTTGTTAGGTATACGTTAATCTCCGTACTCTGACAAGTACAGTTTTATACCTAGACCACCCATAATACTCATAGCTTTAGGTGATAGGATTGCACCTCCACCACAAGCATTTTCTCGAATACTAAAACCTAAATCGGCAATATAATTTGCAGGTGATAAATTTAGAGGATTTTCGTAAAGCCATTTCTCAAGCTCAGTAATTTGAGTTGGAAGATCCCAAACACCTTTAGCAATACGAGCAAGCTTCTCTTTTGAACCTTCCGCATAAATATAAATTGGCACCTAAACCTCCGTGTATACCTAACGCCCCATTAAGAGGCTTTTAATTGTTGGTTATAATGTGAAGCGAAGCGGAACCTAACCAACTGTTAAAAGTCCTGCTTGAATGGCTTGTTATGTAACGTTTACTGAGTGTTAGCAAACTTTTTAACTGGTTGGTTTTTGGGTACAAGCAAAATATAAGCTAACCATGCAAACCAAGAAATAAACAAAAACACCAAAACCCAGAGAAGCTTTGTACCACCTGATGTTCTATCGGATTTAATTAACATGACTAGTGGAATTAACCAAAATAACCCTATGGCCAAAAACAAAGTTATTACAACAAAACCTTCCATGATCTGCTTACCTTATTAAGTTACATAACGCCCTGTTAAGGGGCAAATTGTAGTTGGCTAAAATGTGTAGCGGAGCGAAACTAGCCAACTGTTATTTGTCCCGCTTGAACAGCTTGTTATGTATCTGTTTCGCCTGAATTTTTATTTGCTTTACTCTGTTCCATTCGTGCTACTTTATCATTAAGCTCATTAAGAGATTTTTGAATTTCCATTAATACAGGATTAGATTTAGAGTGGTTTCTAATTTCTTCTTCACGAAATCCAAGCCTTGAATCTAAATAACCGAGAAGCAAAGAAGCTATAACAAAAATAACTAAAATAATAGGAACAGCAATCATTGGGCTATTAAATACAAATTCAGTAACGGGGTTATCACCTAGAGATTTTATGAAAACGAAAATTATAAGCAAAAACTGTACATAGCCAATATACATTTTTGAACGATCTATATAGACCTTCCATCGAATTAAAGACTTTTTATTGAATCGAGAACTCAAGACATCTCCTAGATACATAACGCCCCACTAAGAGGCAAATAATAGTTGGTTAAAATGTGAAGCGAAGCGGAACCTAACCAACTGTTATTTGTCCTGCTTGAGTGACTTGTATGGATAATATCCCCATACCTAGTGTTCCAATTTAAACCAGTTTAGGTAAAGTGAGGCCCAAGCTTTAGCAGCAACTAAAGCCTTTTTATACGATAGTTCGATTGAATGATGGCTCCTCTATTGAGAGACCGATAACAAGTGAGAACATCGTATAAAACTCCAAGCAATAAACTCGGATAGTCAACTGGGCCTCGAGCCCGAATTAGCAAGGCAGAGTCAGCTTATTATGAATAGCAAAAATAATCAAAATGAAATTAACGTCGGTGTCGATACCGGTAAAACTCAACTCGATATTTACATTCGCCCGTTAGATATTTACTTCATCGTCTCCAACAATGACAAAGGTATTAAAAAAGCCATAAATGAAATAAAAAAACATAAGCCAACACGTATCGTTATCGAAGCAACTGGACGCTTAGAGCAAGCATTCATCATTGCCTGTGCAGAGGCTAAATTACCCTTTGTGGTCGCTAATCCCGTTCGCATCAAAAAGTTTGCAGGCTCTATTGGCCAATTAGCAAAAACAGACAAGCTTGATGCTAAGTTGATTGCTCACTACAGTGAAACCATAAAGCCCGAACTATCGACCCTTAAGCCGGAAACGCTTAGAAAAATGAGTGACTTATTATCCAGACGATGTCAGTTAATGGTGATGCGAACCATGGAAAAAAATCGCCTTCAAATAATGCCCAAAGCGCTAGAAAGTACGATTACCCCCATGCTTACTGTCATTAATAATCAGCTCGTTAAGATAGACAATAAAATGGCTAAACTGATTGAACAATGTGATGAATATCAAATTAAAAATGACATCATTCAAAGCGTACCTGGTGTAGGTAATGTTGTTGCATTTAGCCTATTAAGCAACATGCCTGAACTGGGCTATATCACCAATAAAGAGGCCGCTGCGTTAGTCGGCGTAGCACCCGTTAATCGAGAAAGTGGTGTATTCAAAGGCAAACGAATGATACGCGGAGGACGACACCAAATACGCACGGCAATGTTCATGTCGATGATGTCAGCGATGCAATGTAACCCTGTTTTCAAAGCGACATATCAGCGGCTAATCGCCGCTGGAAAACCGAAAAAAATAGCTATTATTGCATGTGTTAGAAAGATGATTGTGATCTTAAATTCGATGGTGAGAGACGGTGTCTACTGGGATCCAAAAATGAATAATAATTAGTAATTGACACCATAGTCACTTGTTATGTAACGCGTACTACGAATTAGCAAACCTTTTTATTGGTTGAGTTCTAGGGACTAGTAAAATGTAGCCCAACCATGCAAACCAAGAAATAAATATCACAGCTAAAAGCCAGAGAACTTTAGTGCTTCCTGACGTACGCTTCGATTTAACTAGCATGATAATTGGAATGATCCAGAATAACGCAATTGCAAAAAACACTATTACACCTATTAATACTTCCATTTTTTAAATCCTCCGTAGTTACATAACAATATTATTAGATAGAAAATTTCTGTAATAAATTGACAGGTATTTAATTTTCATTTTTTAACACACACACTAAGTACTTGCCACATATAGATTTTATAAACTTATTAATTACAAGTAGTTTTGATTAAAGGTAAGGTTTTAGTTATAAATCGCTAAAACCATTTAAGAGATTGAATTCCACACATTCATTCCATTCATCCAGTAGTTCGTTAAATTCTTTTAATTCATTTCGTGAGGCGGTTTCGTTCATTGCTTTTTCATAGAGGGAGTTGAGGCGAGAAAAATCATCAGTAGTCATCATTAACATTCCTTGTTATTTGTCATGCTAACTATGTATTACAAAACGAAAAAAAACAAGTAATGGCTGGAAGCGAACAAAATGGTAGGAGTTATACCCCGTAATACAGTACGGGGTATTTTTTTGCATATTTGTTGAGTCCCTCCCGCAAGCGGGTCCCTCCCTTCAAAATATACAAAAAAGATAAAATCAGTAAGATTAAGTGAAAAAAGACAAGTTTAGCAGGATGGTAAAGGTGGATTTCAAAGGTGATTTTGCACGGCATTAGAGATGTTCGGTAATCAATGAAACACCGTGCGCCCTTTAGTATATGGCTTGCTGAAAGTGGGAAAGACTCCTCAAACATCGCAAGCTAATCTGTTGACGTGAGAACAAAGCAGTTTATATCTGCGATGCTAAAAACCCTCTAGTTACTGGCTAGCTCTCCAACGACTGGAACGCCCATTCCCTGACGAGGCGCATCACAGGTAATAAAGTCTTCATAATCTAAATATTTAATCCGTACCGCGCAGGCTGTTAAAACCCTGACATCGTAACCCGCCAATAAGAGGTCAATACGTTTCAACGTAAAGACATGCTGTCCGTTCTGATTCGCTGAAAAATAAACAGTCTTTGTTCGTCTTCCATCTTCCTTGTATTCCGCATAACCCGAAATAGACAAAGAAACCTTATAGTAGGGATGATATTTTTTAGACTTTGCCACCATTTCAAGATATTCGTTGTCGCGCTCTGTTAACGGATTTTTAGGTAATTGTTTTTTTAAACTGGGCTTAGGAGCAAGTTCATCAAAAGACCCTTTATTATTTGAATCTACTGGTTTCTCGATAGTGGGTTCAAGCTCACCAAACCTTTTTGGGGTTGGTTTTTCTGACATATCAGAAAAGGCTTTAGTGAATATAAAAATAGCAAAAACAAAAAAACAGACCGAGGCTTTAATCGACCAATGTGAATACCATGTTTTTATATCTGCTGACTTTGATTCATCGACACTAACATCCGATTTAGTATGAGACTGATAGAAAGCAAAATACTTTTTCTCGTAGGTTCTTTCATGCGTTGCAACCTCAGAAGCTTTACTGCTGGACGCACCATCATGAATTTTTAAAATGTATTTATCATCTTGACCCATCATAGATTTTTTAATCGCTCGATAATGGTTTTGTATCATATCTCTAATGTCACGATTAACTTTTCTAAAATTCTGCGTAATAAGCATCATGTCGAAACCATAATGCCGGTGCATAGAATAGAATTCGCAAAGCGCTTTGCCTGTTCCTTGCATTGGCATCGCTAGGTGACATTCATCAATAAAGAAATAAACCTTTTGACCCTTTTCATTCGCCCAATCTTCATATTGTAAATAATGTTCTTTTTTTGAAAATGGACGTTCTCCGCCATAGTTATGGAACTGGCCATCAACAACGACAATTAAATCCCGACAATACTCACCATAAACAGAGCAAAAATGTTCAATGTTTAAAGGGAGATTGGTGACAACTTTTCTTTTATTAACCGTGATAACTTTAATGATATGAGTAACCACAGCTTCATAAGACTTTCCGCCCCCTGGCTTTCCTGAAATTCCGTTCAATATATTAAGATCCCCACCTAACAAAAGGTATCACTTGCAAAGTAAAGCGAATGGATAACCACCTTAATCAAAGACGGGGGGATATTTCAGAAGTTGCTAAAGTTTCTGGTCATACGAATTTAGATGTGCTTAATAAAATATATAATCGTATTACAACCGAAGATATCGCTGTAAAATACGAAAGAAGAGGAAAAGAAGAAACAACAGAAAAAGAGTAG